AAAATGAAGAACAACTTAATAATGTGTCACCATCGCAATTTGCTGGTGGTAGAAAAATAAAATCTAGAAAATTAAGAAAATCTAGAAAATCTAGAAAATCTAGAAAATCTAGAAAATTAAGAAAATTAAGAAAATTAAGAAAATATAGTTTAAGAAGAAATTCAAAATCTAAAAAAAATTCCCGCAATAAAATAGGAGGTGGGGCGATCGATACGCAGGTGAGTTCGTGTCTGGAGAATGTCGAGCGCGCGGAGGCGGCGGCGAATAAAGCGAAGAAGGCGGAGGAGAAAGCGAAGGAGGCGGAGGAGAAGGCAGCTGAACATAAAGGGGCAATTGAGAGTATATTGAAGGAGAGGGAGGCGCAGAAGGACGCGGAGTCGAAGTCGGCGGGGGATGCGATGCCCGCGGCGTTTGCCGAGAAGAGGGCAGCGGCGGCGGAGAAGGAGAAGGCGGAGGCGTCGGAGGCGGCGGAGGCGGCGGAGGCGGTGGAGGCGGAGAAGCGGCGGAGGCTCAAGGAGGGGGAGGCGGCGAAGGAGGCGTGGACGAGGGAACACCAAAAAAATCTATCAGGGGGAGGTTCTTTTAAACCATAATAGGTAATGTATCTATATTTATTATAGTTCCTGAATTTATTCTCTTTTTGGATATTAAATATTTTTCAAAAAGAGGATTTTTTATTACTTTTTGAGGGGTATGATTATGAACTGTTCGTGCTATCATTTTATATAATTTAAAATCTGGATATCTTTCCGAACCGTTATTTTTATATAATATATTTTTACCAGAATCATCATAAACCCATTTTACCATTTCTTTTTTAATTGGTGATTTTAATTTTTGTATATCATCTAAATCTTCAATAAAATAATCAAATAGAGAACATCCTAATCTACATAAATCAAAACTATTATTTGGTTCTAATCTTGGTTTCTCTTCATTAAAGTATGGTTCACAATTATATTGAGTATGAGCGTCGCCCTCAATAGAATAACTATCACTACAAATAAAACTGCCTTTAAATCTATAGATTGCTCTTCCAAAATCTATAATTTTGTAAATCTTTCCATATGTTGGAACTTTATAATGAACATTATCGTATTTATAATATAAAAATTTCTTTTCGGTTTTAATATATACTATATTATTTGTATGTAAATCATTATGTGTAAAATCAAATACTTTTTGATACGCTATTAAGCATATAATTATTTGTAGCACAATTGATTCCCATTCATCATCCTTTATCTTATTATTTATTATATATGAATCTAATGTATCATCGCAACATTCTAATGCTATAGTTTGAACTGGAAATTTATTTATTACAGCAAATAATTCTTCTTCGGTTGTTGATAAATTATCATCTGAATTGTCGTCTTCATCGCAATCACTATCACTATCATTATCGTTACTGGATTCTGTATTTGAAAATCTTGATGAACATGATGAAATGCTATCATTTTGTTCATTTGTTTTTGCTTTTTTATTTTTTATTTTATTATCATTATTATTATTATTATTACTACTATCGTTACAAGAATTAGTAATTTTATTATTTATGTCTGTATTTATATTGTTATATTCTATCTCTACATTATTTGAATTATCTAATGCTATATTTATATCATTTAATTTATATTCTATTTCTTGAATGGAATTAATATTATCAAATGTTATATCTAATTCATCTAAATTATTTTCATCTATGTTTATAGCTTTTCTATTTCTTTTTGTATTGCTAAATATATTTTTATAATTTTCTGTTTCTTCTATTTTGAATAATACATTATTATTTTTATGAAAAAAATCTGATTCATCTAAATATTCTATGTCATCTTCTATATCAACCATAAAATCTTTTTTTATTCCTAAAAAAGAACCATAATAATCTATACCATTATAGAAATTGTATCTATTTAATAGTAAACTTGATAAAAATGAAAAAAACCCATCACTGTATGCTGAATTGTTTGGGTCTAGTATTTTTTCGTGTAATTTATAATTTTTTTCCATTTTTGGTAATTCATAAATATTGAAACTGGATTCATATTTACCAATCATATATTTAACTGGATCAACTAATGGACTATATTTGAAAAATAATTTCTTTTCTATTTTATTATTTGAATTATCTACTATTGTTCCATTAAATTTGGAATATCCGATCTTTTCATCTACACTATTTAATTTATAAGTATTATTTAAGTTTATTGAATTGTAATTTGTTTCATTTAAATTAAAAAATGTATCATATATTGGAATATAATTTTGAATATTGTCTAAATTTAAAAATTCATCACTATTCATTTGGGCGAATAATTCCTTATTTTTATTTTTTTTATAATTAAACTCCATTTATTTAAATAATAATAAATATTTTTCTTAATTTTAACGATTTTTTCTATAATATAATTTTGCGTATTCATCTTATAAATTTTTATTTAGCTATATTTATAAGATAATGACTTTAGAATTAAAAAAATTTGATATGAAAACCATTAGTTTTAAACCAGATGAAAACAAAGGACCGGTTATTGTTCTAATTGGACGACGTGATACAGGTAAATCGTATTTAGTTCGTGATCTTTTATATTACCATCAAGATATTCCTATTGGAACAGTTATTAGTGGAACTGAAGCAGGCAATGGTTTTTATAGTGAGCATGTACCAAAATTATTTATTCATGAAGAATATAGTTCAGCAATAATAGAAAATATATTAAAAAGACAAAGAACGGTATTAAAACAAATTAAAAAAGAAGTTGAAGTTTATAGAAAATCCACTATTGATCCGCGTGCCTTTGTTATTCTAGACGATTGTCTTTTTGATGCTTCATGGACAAAAGATAAAATGATGAGATTACTTTTTATGAATGGCCGCCATTGGAAAATGATGCTTATTATTACTATGCAATATCCTCTTGGTATTCCTCCTAATTTAAGAACTAATATTGATTACGTTTTTATTTTACGCGAACCTTATATATCTAATAGAAAAAGGATTTATGAAAATTATGCTGGTATGTTTCCTACATTTGAATCTTTTTGTCAAGTTATGGATCAATGTACTGAAAACTATGAATGTTTAGTTATAAATAATAATTCAAAATCTAATAAATTAACAGACCAAATATTTTGGTATAAAGCTGATTCACATAAGAACTTTAAACTTGGTTCAAAAGAATTTTGGGAAATATCTAAAAATTTGGATTCCGACGACGAAGAAGAGATTTACGATCCAAATACCAGAGATAAGAAAAAAGGTCCTAAAATTAATGTTCGTAAAAGTAAATGGTAAATCTTATTCAATTATATTTATTTTTAGTAAATAATAATACAATAATGTAATGGCTATATGAATTATAAACATTAAAATTATTATTTTACCTCCACTATATTTATATAAATATAAGACATATAATAGTATTGAATATAATACCCACATTATTCCGCCTATTATTGAATGTATTAAAAATTTCGTCAATAAAGCATCGTTCATATTTTTTATATATTCATATTGAATTATTTGAATTATAAAAAAACTACCACTAACAAAAGCATAAAAACTTAATAATTTACGCGAATCTTGTATTAATTCTAATAAACCTAATAATAGCCCAACTACTAATCCTCCATATAAAAAATTCTTTAACGATACTCTAACTATTTTATTTAAATCCATATTTAATTTTATATAAATAAATATAAAAATTTATATAAAATTAATCACCTATAATTTTTCTATTTTACTTTTTATACATTTCATATCTTCTATCTTTTGTTTTTTATTTAAATTTTCTTTATAATCATAACTACAATTATGATCTTCTGGAATACGATGAAATTTGCAAAATATTTTTCCACATTTACAAGAAAAATCCGATAATTTTAATCTTCTTTTGCATTCGTAATGTTCACAATATTCCTTTTTTAATTCTATCATTGTAATATATAATTATTAGTATTAATATTATTTATACCAATAATTTTAATATCAATTTATTTTTTAATTATTTATTTTACTTATTTTAGTAGTTTTTCTCCTACTACTTCTACTTCTACTTCTACTTCTACTTCTACTACTTCTTCTTTTACTTCTGCTTTTACTTTTACTTTTACTTCTGCTTTTACTTTTACTTTTGCTTTTGCTTCTTGTATTTTTTTGATTTTTTATATTTCT